TGAAAATCTTATCTATTAAACTCAATGAAGGGGAAAGCACATGGCATTTCTAGTAAGCCCAGGTGTTGAGGTCAAAGAAATTGATCTGACCAGCGTAGTCCCAGCTGTATCTACATCAATAGGAGCCGTTGCCGGACATTTCCGCTGGGGTCCTGTTGAGGAAGTAGTTACTGTTGGTTCTGAAAAAGAATTGGTCAACAAATTCGGTGAACCCAACGCCACAATCTATAACGATTTCCTTAATGCTGCAACATTTTTGCAGTATGGAAATAACCTTAAGGTCTACCGTGGTGTAGGCACTGCAGTTAACGCGGATGCTGCAGGTACGGGTAACATTCTTGTAAAGAATGAAGACCATTACGATTCCGCAACGCTAACGGGAACAGGCGAGTTCATCGCTAAGTATCCAGGTACTCTTGGTAACTCGTTGAAAGTGGTATCCATCACGAATGCATCGTGGGGAGTTGATTCGGACGCAAACTCTGTTTCTTGGCAGAGCCAATTCGATATCACACCTGATGCTGGAGAAGTACACCTTCTTATTCTTGATGAGGACGGAGCGATCACTGGAGCAGCAAACACTGTTCTTGAAAAGTTCGCAAACGTTTCACTGACAGCTGGAGCTAAGAACATCGATGGATCTTCTAAGTATCTTAATGACGTCGTGAACCGTACCTCTAAATGGGTATGGGCAGGTATCGACGCAGTTGATGCTACTTCAGTAACTGATGAGGAATTCTCACTCAGTGGTGGTACTGATGCTGCACCGTCTAGCGTAGCTTCACTATACTCAACCGCATTTGGGGATTCAGAAACACTGGATGTAAATCTTATCATTGGTGGAGCGGTAAGCTCAGCTGATGCTAATACTATCATCGCAGTTGCAACAGCAAGAAAAGATTGTGTTGCATTCGTATCTCCTCCAATCGTTACTGCGGACGCGGCCGCAACAAAAACATGGGCAGACTCCATCAACTCATCGTCTTACGGTGTGCTTGACTCAGGTGTCATTTATGTCTACGACAAGTACAACGATGCATATCGTTGGATCGGTAACGCAGGTAACACTGCAGGACTTTGTGCCTATACCGATGGTGTCGCAGATGCATGGTTCTCCCCTGCTGGTTTCACACGTGGAGTAATTCGTGGCGTAACCAAATTGAAGTTTAACCCAACACAAGCCGAAAGAGATAACCTGTACAAGGCTCGAGTGAATCCAATCACTTCGTTCCCAGGACAAGGAATCGTTCTTTACGGTGACAAAACTGCACAGAGTAAACCTTCTGCATTCGATCGTATTAACGTTCGCAGACTGTTTATTACTATGGAGAAGGCAATCTCAACCGCTGCTAAGTTTCAGTTGTTTGAGTTTAACGATGAGTTCACAAGAGCTCAATTCAGGAATTTGGTCGAGCCGTTCCTGAGAGATATCCAAGGTCGTCGTGGTATCACGGACTTCGCTGTTGTTTGTGACGAAACAAATAACACTGGTGAGGTAATTGATTCCAACCGCTTCGTTGCAGATATCTTCGTCAAGCCTGCTCGTTCTATCAACTTTATCACGCTTAACTTTATCGCCACTCGTACTGGTGTTGAGTTTTCTGAGGTTGCTGGACAACAGTAATATAAATAGTTAAAGGCAAGGAAAACTATCATGGCACTAGGAGTAGACGATTTTAAATCAAAACTTATTGGAGGAGGCGCTCGCCCCAATCTGTTCAAGGCAACTGTCAACTTTCCGGCATACGCTGGAGGAAACAGTGAATTGACACAGTTCTTGGTCAAGGGTGCTCAGTTACCCGCCAGTGTTATCGCTCAAATTGACGTTCCCTTTCGGGGGCGTCAGTTGAAGATTGCCGGAGATCGCACGTTCGAAAACTGGTCAATCACCGTACTTAATGATTCTGTAATGAGCATTCGCAACGCATTTGAGCGTTGGATGAACGGAATGAATGAGCATAGCGCTAATCTTGGATTGGTAAACCCAACTGACTATCAAGCAGACATGCTGATCGAGCAACTTGATAAGTCCGAAAGAGTAACGAAACGATATCAGATTCGCGGAGCATTTCCTGTAAATGTTGCGGCGATTGATCTCAGTTACGATACGAATGATGCGATTGAAGAGTTCAC